AAGGACGAATACGTCGAGCCTTCAACCGGGGTGTAGTTGTTCTGGTACAGGCGCAGCGTCAGATCCTGAGTGCTGGCGTTGTTGGTCATCAGGTTGAGCAGGAACGTCTCACCGACGTTAGGGAGAACAAGTGTCATTTACTTCTTTCCTTTGTTGCGAGCCGAAATTGCCTTCGCCTTAGACTTGGCATCCGCCTTGGAAGACGCACCCCAAGCCCGCAAGGAAAGAAGCAACCGAGTTGGCTCCCCGTTTGGCTTGCGCTCCGGCCCCGGCATGTTGCCCATACGGGCAAGAAACGAGGCGCGGCGCGGGTTGTCGCCCGACTTTACTGGTGCCTGAAGGTTCATCCCCTCGGCACGAGCAGACGCGCGACCCTTTTCATTGAGGCCACCAGCAGGGTTCTTGCCCTCCTTGCGCTGCCAAGCGGGGGAGGCCATCCTACTTCACCGTGTTCGAGGACTTGGAACCCTTGGGCTTTACCACGTTGACCTTCGGCATCGAATAGTCAGCGTAGATCGGCCCCTTCGGGCCACAGCAACAAGGCTCACAACCGCATTTGTTGCACGCATCATCCATTACTTCATTCCCTTCTTGGACTTACCAGCAGACCGCATGGCAATGGCAATCGCCTGCTTCTGCGGCTTACCAGCCTTCATCTCAGTCTTGATATTAGACGAGATGACCTTCTTACTCGAACCCTTCTTCAGCGGCATTATGCAGTCCTCTGAGTTACAGATTCACGCACACCAGACGGGCGGTACTTAGCAGCGAGTTCTTGGAAGTACTCGGTGGGGATACCCTGAGCCATCGAGGTGAGCGAACCAAGAGTCTGCATGACCAGCGGGCTGAAACCCGGCGTCGATGCGTACACCGGAGTGGGCAGCGGGCCAGACTGCCACGGCGTACCAGCCCTAGCACGAGCCAGAGCGTCATTAAGGAAGTTCATCGACAGCGTCCGGTCAGGGTCAGTGACGTTTCCCCAACCCTGATCAAACACGCCGCCATCAGCAAACTGCTTAGGCTTGTTGCTGTCAGACATCAACTTCTTAAGGTCGATGCCAGCAGCCTTCATCTGCTTCTGGTTAAGAACGATGGTCTTGTCACCCAGCGGAATGTTCAGTTCAGGGCCACGCTCACCAGAGATGTAAGCGCCGTTGGCAACACCACCCTTTGCCATTCCCTGATAACCAGTTGTGCCGTCCTGTTGCGTTGCGATTGCTGCATTAAGAGCAGCATTTACAGACTGGCTAGATGTACCCTGACCAAGTGCGCCAACGAGATTGCCAAGAGTGGGGCTTACCGCAGCAGCCTGAGAGATTGCATTAGGGGCAAGAACTTCTCCAGCAGTAGGAACCTGCGGAATCTTAATCTGTGAGAGGTCAAGAGGCGCGATAACAGGACGCTGTGCAAGAGATGGAGTCATAGGCGTAAACGTAAATGGACGCTCAGGCTGTGCCATTACGTTCTGACGAGTACGCAACTGGCTCTCAAGCGGAGCAAGAGACTGAGTGGTGCGAAGGTCTGCACCCCTACCAATGGCAGTAGCCGGAGCGCCCCAGCCAGTGTTAGCAAGAGTTAGAGCAGCCAACTTGCCGTAGTCACCGGGAGCCTTAGCAGACTCGGAAATGTCACGCGCAAGAGACTGCAACTGCTCCTGACGGCGCTGCTGTGCAGCGACGTTAGCCTGCTCAACGTTGAATCCCATTTGAGCGTTAAAACGTGCGGCTTCATTAATGGCATTGGCGTTGAGTTGTTCAACACTCCAATCCATTTGCGATTGAAAATTATTCTGGGCCTGAATTGCGTTTGCAATATTCAATTGCAGATTTGCAATTGAATTCTGTTGTGCAAACAGATTCTGAGACGCCTCCATTGCGAGGCGCTTATCATCGCGGGCGGAAGCATACAACGCTTGAGTCTGCGTAAATGAATTGTTTTGCTGTTCTTGAGCAAGACGCTTGTAGTTATAAGCAAGAGTATCCTTGGCATTTTGGATACCAGCCTCTGCTGCATCCTTTTGAGCAACAAGAAGCGCGCGCTCTTCAGGGAAAAGAACACGACTTGCAGCGCCACTGGCAGAAGCATTAGGGTCTTTAGCCTGAATGTCCGAGTAGTAAGGCTCGTATTCCTTTGTGTCTTTGTTGTACTTTGTGTAAACAAAGTAGTAACCGTTGCGCTTTGGATCCCAGCCAATTTGCCCGCCAAAGTCACCCTTAGCAGGCTGTACTACTTGAAATGGAGAAAGTTCTTTAAACGCATCATTAGCAAGTTCAGCGGCATTCCAAATAATAAATTTTTTAGGATTTTCTTTTGAAGGAATAGCAAACTTTGCATCAGCGCCTTCTCCGCTAATGTAGCCTCCTTTAATAGGTTCTGGGGTGCCACCAAACCAAGGCTTTGAATACTTGGCTTCTTCTCCATACATATCTTTCAGGCGCTGAATAGCCTGTTCAATTGAGTATGGGTCCATTTACATACCGCCAATCATGCCAAAGGGCGAAGGCTGAACTGGTGCTGGCTGAACCAGCGGGCTGTCTGCGATGTCACGAAGATACTGCCTGACATAATCCTCGTAAATGCGCGGGCTTTGAACCTTGAGAATGTCTAGAGCGCCCATGCGTGCATCCATCTGGAAGCGAAGGATGCGCTGGCCGCGAGACAGGTCGCGGTCGCCATACGCCATTCCATCTGGAGTTAGTGACGCGTCAATAAGTTCGCGCGAAAGGTCAAGGCACCTTTGGAACGACTGTTCCCTGATTTCGTCCCAGAGTTCAACGTTATTGCTGGTGGGCATTAAGCCATGCCTCCAGCGGGCATCGACAGTCCTTCAGTGCCTGCGCGCGGGCCAAGTTGCTCCTGAAGCGTAGGAGCCATGCCTACACCGGGGCGACGGATGCCAGCCTGATACGCGATGTTGGGCGCGTACTGCTGCGGCTCGACGCCACCCTCGTTGATGTTGGTGGAGCCACCGCGACCGGGAGCGGGAAGAGCGGCCTGCTGTGCGCCCATCATCTGCTGGGCAGACATCTGCGCCTGCTCAGCCTGCTGGCGAGCATTAGCAAGAGCGTAGTTGGGGCTGGTGTTGAGCAGTTCGTAGTGGATTGCACCACGCACACCGTCGGCAACCTGAAGGATGAGGGACTGCTGGAAGACCTGCGGGTTGGCGTTTACAGGCACCTTACCGTAGACCACGTAGTCCATAATCATCTGGACATAACGGTCGATGACAGCCTGTCGAGCATCTGGCGTTCGCATGTACTCGGTGTAGAAAACGTCGTCGTCAATGACGCCCTGTTGCCAGAGGTTCATGCCAACCTGAACACGAACTGTCCGTTCCTCGGGAGTGTCGAGTTCCTGAGTGACGTAGATGGAGTCGGTGAAATTCTTTGGGTCAAACTCAATAACGCCACGGATGCTGCGCTTGTTCTTGCGGTAGCCCGGTGCCGAAGTGAAGTAAATCGGCACGTCGAGTTCACGCAGCCACGAGTGGCACATCTTGATGATGGTCTGTACAGCACGAGCGTGGTTGTCCACCGGCTGACGCAGCGTCTCTTGAGACTGCTGGATGAGCGTCTGTGCAGTCCAAGCAGCACCAGACGCACCAGAAGCGCCGGTAGTGACAGGAGACGGCATGGCAGCGGCCAACTGCTCAAGGTAAATCTTGAGCATTTCTCCATGTTCACGGACACCCTGAATGGTCAACTGGCGCAACGTACCGGGGTAGGCTGCAGCCTCGTTGGGGTTCAGGCCGGGAACCTGACCAGACTCGACAATCTTTGGCTCGCCATCTTCGCCGCGCAGAATTGACCCGTCCTTGAGTTCAACAACCCAGCGGGGAATCAGGTCGAACGCAGCAGCGTTGGAAAGGAGCGTCTGCAACTGGTTGATGAGCGGGGTGTAGGCAAACACCTTGTCCAGTGGCGTAGAGAACGCCTGACGCTGGATAGCCGTGTCTGTGCGGAAGAACGGCACCTCGACCAGCGGACAGGCCGGGATGCCTTCAACCTTGCAGCCATGCTCACCACGGAAGACTTCGTACGCAGACTCGACAGAACCGCGCGGAGCAATCATGAAGACCTGCTCCATGCGGTCGAAGTAGCGCACGATAGTCACAACGTCAGGGCGCTTCCAGTCAGAGTCGGTAGGGCCGCCCTGAGAAACGCCACCAATGACGCGACCGTTCCTGTCTACGAAGATACCGAACCTGTCGGCGTCCTCATCGCTGTAGCCGCGCATCTTGGCAGCGGAACGAGCGAGTTCAGAGCCAGCGTCAACTGCATCTCCGGGGACTTCCTCAACGATGAAGCCCCACTTCACACCGTCGTTGTCTTTCTCAACAACGCACATATCGCGGGGAAAGGCACGGAGTGTAAACAGTGAACGACCAGAAATAGCGTTTTGCTCAGACTTTTCCTTGCGGCGAGCAGCCCAAACATCGCCGGGTTCTGCGTACACCAACTTGCCAGATGGAGCCTCGACCTTGGTAAGAGTTGACTTTCCGCCCTTCTGAAGCAGCGCAATCTCATCTTCAGTGAGGTCGTCGTAGTACAGGCGGTCAGGAAGGCCAAAGTCAGCGTCACGCGGAAGAATCAGGTAGTAGGCAGCGCCACCAAGCGACATGCCCCAGCCGCACTTCCACTGCTCCTCGCGCCCACCCATTGACTCCCACAAAGCAGAGTCAACGCGCTCCTGCTCGCCTGCCATCTTGTCGATGGTGACGGAAATGCTTGAACGCTTGGAGATGGGGCTGACTTCGATGTCAGGGAGGTTGGAAGCGATGCGCGAGGCGTAGTGCTGTGATGCTGCGGCAGGGGCGTCAATCATCGTGCGGAGCGCGAGGTTCGTAGTGTTGAACGGCGCTGGGATGTTGGTGCCGGTGTATTGAGCGTCTGCCTGCTGGTTGTCCCGGGAGACAAGGATGCGACGGATTCGCATCATGAAACGAATGTCAGAGGTTGCGTCAAACAGGCGCTGTACGCGCTGCTGAATCGTATTCGTGGAAGCCGACTCTTCAGCCATCGAAACCGCCTTGGCGTTGCAATTTAGTTAGAGTTCCACCGAAAGGCTTGGCGTTCCAGTAGACCCCTCTTCCGGGAGAACGCTAGAACCGCGAGGGGCCACCCCCTCGGTGGAACTCTTGTCTGTAAACATAACAGTTTCTGGCTTGTCAAGCACCTTCTTCTTGGTTTTGTCAAGGGGCTTGCCCAGCCGCATGTACGACGGCCAGTACCGCTGGGACACACAGATGCGCCAGTGGGTAGCGCAGTTGTTTGTAAGTTTCACGCCGTTAGCGATGTCGTTGTCGTCGATGACCGGGTAGCCGCACTGGATGCACTTGTAACGCTTACTCACGAGGGAGCCGCGCCATCTCACGGTCAGCAGCGTCAGCCATCTGCTCGATGCGGCTGATGTAGGCTTCCATGCCCTCGCCGCCTAGTCGCGGCTCAAGGAGTTCCACAAGGTAATCAGCAACTGGCTGCGGGTGGTAGTACCACGTTCCGTTGCGGTACGACTCAAGGACGACTTCATGCCCCACAAGGGTGTGCGCCAGAGCAGTATTGCCATCAAAGAAGTGACCGCCGCACTGACAAGTAAAGCGTCGGTCGCCGGTCGTGGCCTTGCGTTCATCCATTTAAACAGCCCTTCTGCTGAGTGGAACACCTGAAAGAGATTTAGTCGGCATACGCTTGCGCGGCATGAGCATGGCTAGACACTCGGCAATAGCGTATCGCCTCGCGTCCATAGCGTCTGCGTGGTTATTGACCGGCGTGGCCGTGGCATAACGTGTCTTGTCGTTGGGGTCGGTGCGGTTGGCCCAGCGGTATCCGGGGAACTCTTGGATGGAATGGACGTTGGACGGCTCGATGGTTAGCCGGTCGTTGTCGAGGAGGAACGCCATGAGTCCAAGGCCGTCACCACGGCGGTTGTCTGCTTTCCTTGCTGGGAGGTTGTACGTCCCGACGAGCGTGGCGATCGAGGTCTGTTGCGACGGGTCACACATGACTGCATCGACTTTGTATTGCGAGAGGAAGTTGCCAATCTCGTCTACTCCGACGCTTCCTCGCTTGTAGAACTCGGCGTACTGGTGGATGTGCTGGTTGGCGTCGAGTCCGAGGATGACGACTGCAGTAGGGTCTCCACCTCCGAAGTCAACTCCCGCCACGATTCTTCGGCAGTTCTCAAGAGGAGTAGGAGCGGACTTGACATGGCGGACAGTCGAGAACTGAGGGAATACCAGACCTGACCGAGCGACGAACGCTGACTCAGGAGTAGAAGGATAAAACGCATCAAATTCCTCCGGTAGTCCTGTAAACGCTGCGCGTTCCCGCGCCATCCATTCAGCGTCACGACCGGGCCTTTCGTGCCACGGAATGAACACCGACTTGTACGGCGTCTCTCCGCGCTCTGAAGCCCAGTACATGTCATGGAAGAAACCGTTAGGCCCGAGGGTTGGGTCTGCCGTAGAGAACATCAGGAACTGTCCACCGGCAGAGAGCGTCGGCCTGACAGCCGCGTAGTTCTGCGCTCCGTAGGGATGGAAGTGAGCCTCGTCGAACGCTACAACCTGAAATGTAAACGAGATGCCAGCGTGTTCCGTAGATGGGAAGACGCGGATAGAACCACCAGAAGGGTACGTAGCGTCGTCAGACCTGATGACAGCGTTGGCTTTAAGGTGGGGAGGCAAGTACTCCTCGATGTACCGCACGCGGTCAAGGATGGCCCGAGACTCCACCTGACCCGCTGAGAACGCCCCGACAGCCTTCCCGTTCCTCGCGCACCAGTTGGCATAGGCAGCGAACAGCCACGTCATCCCCAACTGCCGAGCCTTCAGGATGACCTCAGACTCCCCCGCCTCCCAAGCCTTCGCTCGCTCACGAAGGTATTCCCAGTCCTTCCAAGGAATAGGGCCGGGATTGTACGGGTCGTCTGAGCGAACTTTGATGTACGTCAGGAACTCGACAAACGACGCGCGACACAACTGCTGGTCAAGAGCAGCAAGCGCAGCCTCTCGTGAAAGCGTCGTCGTCATAGACATAAGACTAGCACACTTACTTCGCACCGTGGTAATTTACGCTCCATGACAGACTCAATTTACACCCCGATGCAGCAGCGTTACGTGGAGAACCGCCTCAAGGGAATGAACCAGACCGAGGCGTACAAAGCAGCAGGAGGCACAAGCAACAACCCTGCGGTTCCTTGGCGCATGGAGCAGCGCCCCGGAGTTCAGGAAGCAATGAGGGCTGCGACCAAGGAAGCGTTTGAACGCAACGTCGGTTCTGTCGAGTACATCATCAATGAATGTGTTGCCATCGTGAAAGAAGCCCGCGAGGGAGGGGCAAAAACTCTTGCGCCAGCGGTGGCAGCCTTGAACCTGCTTGCTAAGAGGTTTCCTGAATTCCGCGACCCGATGGTTGATGCACGCCAAGTCAATCTTGTTGTCCCCGAGGGCACGAGCATCGAAGACATTAAGGCGCTGCGTGACCAGTTGCGAAGTGACGAAAGCAAGTAGTTCGTCACATAGTCGTCGTCACATAGCGTTTACGTGTGTCAGGCCGACTTGGTAAAAATTATCGTGTAAATTTTCAGGGCAGCGGTTGTTGACATAAAACATATGCTCGCCTTTCCTCTCAAATAGAACACATGTTCTAACGCGCACGTCAACGTGAGGCAGAACATACGTTTGAAACATGTGTTCGAAACGCCAGTTTGAAACATGCGTGCAGAACATGCGTGCTGTAGAACACATGTTCGAAACATGCTCGCCGATCATGTGTTTGGAACGTGCGTTCTGTAGCACACGCGTTCTATCTCACGCGCGCGTCAATGTTAGCATAGGCTAATGTCGCGCATTAGGCGGCGCATTCATGCGCGATTAGCACGCGCGAGCCTTCAGTTTCGCTCGTGCTGGCAAGCTATCTATGCGCGCGCTAGTTTCGCACGCTGCGCGCACTGCATTTACACGTGGCACGACCGCGCGTTTACATGCCAGCCGAGGCTAACAAACGACAAGACATAAAATGTAACATCCATACAGTGAGGGGTGCGTTGCCCCTCGCTGAGGAGGGTTCGCGATGACTGACCTACTGATTCTCGACGTCGAAGCTCGTGCGGAGCGCGAGGCGCTGATGGAGGCGCTCATCGTCGCAGAGTACGAGCGTGACACAAAAATCGAAGCGTGGATCGCGAGCGTGCTCGACTCGCTCTACGCGTAAACGTTCTTGGTCCGCGACGCTCGCACGCATCGGTAGTGATGCGTGCGAGGTCGCGCATCACGAGCGCAGCCCCATAACGTGTAAACAATGGGGGGGAGTTGACAGGCGTTGATTGCGCGTTGTATGCTTGTCTCACGACGGGCGAGTTGCCCGACGTAGGGAGGTAGCAGGACATGACCAACGCCATCACTATCGAGGCCGCCGAAGCGCGCGCCGAGTACCGCTCGAACGCGGGGATTGTGCTCGACGGGCGAGATGCCGACCTAGAGGCGCTCGCGGCCGCGCTCCTTTTCAATGCCGAGGCCGAGGCGTTCAATCCTGACAATCGCGGCACGCACGCAAGCGAGGCGGCTAACTCTTGGCGGGCGTTCGAGGCGGGCGACGCGATTCAGCGCGAGGCTATCGAGAGCGCGCCGGATGCCGAGGTCGTCGATGTGATGACTGACGTCTACGTCCACCACCGTATCTCCTTCAAGGATGGATGGAAGCGCGCCGAACCGCGCCTCGCGAACGTGGTTCGCATGTGGATCGACATCGACGGTTATGGACGCCCGTTTATCTCGGCGACTCGCGGGCAGCGCCCGCTGAGCGGGAAGCCGATCGCTGCTCGCGTGCGCGGCTGGCGGAAGTTGATGCAGCCGGAGCAGTCGATCGATGATCGCGCCGAGGCGCTCGCTCGGATCTGGCGCTCCATCGGTCGGTAGCGTTTACACTCGACGCGCAGACTAGCCGCCTTCGGGCGGCTTTTCTGTAGCCGAGTGCTACGCGACATAAAATGTAACGGGCCTATTAGTGTGGGGATCGGACTACTCGCGCTAATGCCGAAACGCCCGCGAGGGCGTCGCGTAGGTGACGGCTCCCCTACGCCTGATGAGGCAAGCCGAATGCTAAGAGGTTGTACGTTTACATGCGGAAGTTGACGGCTGAAGATTGCCTGATGGTGCTTGACGTGCTGATGGCGACGGGCGAGCGAACGTCCGAAAAGTGCGAGAGCGTCGAGGAGTTCCTCGGTGCGGTGAAGGCGCGCGGCGTGATCTTTGATCTGCTGAATGACGCGATCGCGGGCGAGAGGGCGGAGGCGTAACTATGACCCGCAAGGATTACGTGCTAATCGCGGACGCAATCCGCACGCGCATCATCGACAACGGACCGACATTCGAGGAGCGCCGCATCGCGCTCGCAATCGTGGACGAGTTGGCAAACCGATTGCTTGCTGACAATCCTCGGTTCGACCGTTTCCAATTCGTGCGCGCGTGCATGGTGGAGGAGGCGTAAATGCTTCGCAAGGTGAGTGAATTCCTGCAGTTGCTTTGGTTCACGACGTTCGTGATCCTCGCGGTCGCATGGTGTGGGCATTGGGCGGGAGCGTACTGATGGATAGGTCGTCGGCTGCTGCGGTGCGGAAGATCACCAAGCAAGCGCGCGCGCTTGGTCGTCGCACGCACGCGCATCTTGAACTTATTGACGGTACGGGAGCGCGCAACTGGATCACGTTGGTATTCCCTGAGCGCGAGCCCATTACGCGCATCATCGCTACCATCGAAGGCGCGCTCACGGCCACCGGAAATCCGGACTGGGAGTACAGCCACATCATCGAGCAGGTGTAAACAGCGCGCGGTCGAACGCCGCGCGCGCTGGCCGGGCTACCCTCTCCCCGGCCAGCGCGCGCGCCGGATGACGGCAAATAACTTGACATAAAATGTAACGCCCTATTAGTGAGGGGTGCAAGAGGGCATCCTAGAGAGTAAGAGGTGCAACGTGACCCAGATTTTCGAGACGCGCGAGGAGTGGCTACAGGCTGCGGCGGATGCACTACGCACGCCGATGTTCTCTCGCACTGACCTGCCGGTGCCTGACGTACGCATCGGTGTTGGCTGGCCGTCGGGCGGGATGCGAACGCGCGTCGGCGGCCAGACGTGGGCGCGCTCTGCAAGCGTAGATGGTGTAAACGAGATCACCGTGCGCGTGGACATTCACGATGCGGTCGAGGTGCTGTGCATCCTCGGGCACGAGTTGATTCACGCTGCCCTCGACTGCAAGGGCGGGCACGGCAAGATGTTCCAGCGCGCGTTCTACCTGATGGGGTACGTCAACGACCCGAAGTCGCACATGCCGGGCGATGCTCTGCGCGCAGAGTACGCAACGCTCGCGGCCTCGCTCGGTGACTACCCGTCGGCTGATGGGCTGGCCGTTGCTGCCCGCAAGAAAAAGCAGACGACGCGCATGATCAAGTGCGAGTGCCAAGAGTGCGGGTTCATCTTCCGCACTACCGCGAAGTGGGCTGAGGGCAAGACGCTTGTGTGCCCAGACGAACTCTGCCAGATGAGCGTTGTTGTTTACACGCAGGACGAGGAGGACTAACTATGCCGATCACTGTTATCACCATTCGTGTGCAGGAGAAAGACGACGCGCTTCACATCCTCAGTCACCTGATGGATCTGTCCGAGGACAACGAACTTGAGGGTGACTTCGACGTGAACATGACCGACGAGGAGGACTAACCGCGATGGCAAAACAAATCAAGTGCGCGACTTGTTCGGTCTATCCGAACGTGGTCTATCACGCAGTGGGCGATGCTTGCCCGCGCACGATTCGTATCGAGGAGGCACCCGTGGCCGAGGCTGAGGTCGTGTTTACACCGGCGGTTCCTGCACCGACTCCGCCGTCCGGGCTGGAGTCTGTCATCGTCGAGGCTATCAAGCCGCATCTCACGTCGCTCATTGACTGGGAGAAAGTGGCCGACATCGCACGCACCGAGGCGCGCAACGTCGCACCTGTGCGCGTCGAGGTTGCGCGTGTAAACGAGCCGCCGAAGGACATGGGCGTGCAGCACAAGCGGTTCCCCGAACTGCTGCAGATGCTCGCCGCTGGCCTGAACGTGTGGCTGGTCGGCCCCGCTGGTACTGGCAAGACGCTCGCTGCCGAGACTGCGTGCGATGCGCTGGGTATGCAGCACTTCCGCGCCAAGTCTGTCGGCCCTACCACCGCAGAGTATGACCTGCTCGGGTACAACACGGCGGATGGTACGTTCAAGGCGGGCGCTTTCTACGAGACGTACAAGCACGGCGGCGTGCTGCTCATCGACGAGATTGACTCGGCCTCGGGCGACGCGCTCATCGCTATCAACGCTGCGCTCGCTAACGGGTTTGCGTTCTTCGGAGACGAGCGTGTAAACAAGCACGCTGACTTCCGATGCATCGCTGCTGCCAACACGGTCGGGCAGGGGCGTGACTCGGTGTACATCGGGCGCTCGCAACTCGACGGCGCTACCCTCGACCGCTTCAACTTCCTGCGCTGGGGCTATGACGAGGGCATCGAGCGCAGCATCGTTGACTCGTGGAAAGGGCAGGCCACCGACAAGCAGATCCAGCGCATCGACGCTTGGTACGCGCTGGTGCTGGACGCTCGCCGTGTCACCGAGGAGATGGACATTCGTGTCCCCATTAGCACGCGCGCAATCATCGACGGCTGCCGCTACATCGTGAGCGCCAACGCCTCGATCAATGCGTGCGCTGAGATGCGGCTGTGGGATCGCATGTCCTCGACCGATGCCAAGAAGGTGCAGAACGCTATCGCTACCAAGTAAGGAGGCTGTCATGCCCAAGACTGTTTACACGTTCAATGACGTTGTTGACTACGCTGACAGTGCGCTCAACGGTGACACCGACTGCCCGCCCGGTGACAGGAAGTCAAGGAATCTCACTGAGACTCAACGCTGGGACTATGAATCTGGGTTCGACGGCGCTGTCGAGTTGGCTCGCACCGGCTGGGCTGAGGGACGTGAGCGTGTCGAAGAGCAGGCGATGCGCTTTCGTGACGACGTAGTGCGCGACCATGAGGAGACGTTCGCTCGCCCTGCTACCGTGCGTGCGTTCGCTGGCCCGATGGTCAACATCGGACGCTACATCGCAGGCGCACCCGATGCGATGCTGACCCGCAAGCGCACCGAGATGGAGTCGCCAGTCATCGACATCCTCTGCAACGTGGCTGCGTCTGGCTCTATCGGTGCCGAGACGTACTTCACGCGCGGCGCTGCTGTTGCTGCGCTTGCTGACCTGCTGGAGTTGACTGGTCGGCGCGTGCGTGTGCGAACCATCATGGCTGTGAAGACAGGCCAGCACAGTATGGAGATCTACGCAACCATCAAGGGGCCGGGCGACCCGCTGCAAATGGACGCGCTTGCGTTTACACTCGCGCATCCTGCTTACATGCGCCGCCTCGGGTTCTCAATCATGGAGCAGGCACCGATGAGTGTGCGCCGTGCCATTGGCATCGGTGATGGCGGCTACGGTTATGGCACACCTACCGATGTCGAGAACACCGCCGACATCTACATGCCGTGCATCCTGTCGAGTACAGATTGGAGTGAGAGCAAGGCTATCAACTGGGTGCGCGAGCAACTGATGCAACTGGGCGTGCTGAAGAACGAGGAGGACTAACATGAACCACCTGAAGGCAATCATGCGTGAGTTCACTGGTGACCCTGCGTATCAGGGCTACCGTGCTGCGCTTGCTGCTGAGGATGCGCGGCGCAACGGGCACACGCACAGCGCGCCGAACCCATCGAAGATCCATCCTGTCCCCGGCTGCTACAAGTGCGAAGAGGAGGTGCGTCTGTTCACTGGGGGGTAGACACACGACGACTGCACGTTGTACACTTCGAGTCCGCTACTAGAGGAGGCAAACCATGAACGCTGAAGAGTTCCTTTCGTACCAAGGAAACAGCAAGACCGGCGTAAGCAAGTGGCTGCGAGGACTTGCGTTCAATGAACCGACGCTTGTTCCGAATGAGTTTGGTGATCCGGCGCTGGCTCGCCGGCGCCTCAGCGCTGCTGCTCAAAGCATGGGGGTTCGTGTAAACGTTCGCACTATCGAAGGTGCGCTCTGGGTTATGAAGTCTAAGAAGGAGAGCAACTAACAATGACCGAGGACTACAACATCGAGAACGACATCACGTCCCTGCTTTCGTCGCTGACTGACGCCGACCACCTTGACGATATTGCGCTGCCCGAAGCGTACACGCAGATCATGCGTCTAATGATGAAGCAGTTCGGTGTGTCTGATGTCGTTCATGTGTTCATGCAGATTCGCTTCTCATCACAAGGCATGGAAGAGGGCGAGGCAAACTCCGCAGCAAACGGATTCATGATGGGGCTGCAGATGGCGGTGCGTCACAGCGAGTGGGCGCGCACCATCGTCAATGAAATGGACGAGGACACGGACATTAGCAGCATCGCGCACAGAGGACAGGACTCCCTCGCACGTCTGCTTCCGATGGAGTAACGATGACTACTGACTTTGATTCGTATGTAAACGCGCAGGATGCACAAGCCGAGCGGGACATCCTCGGCCTCATCGCCTCGGTCGCACACATCAACGAGGAGTTGAAGCCGCTTGAGGTGGCGAAGAAGTACGCGGTCGAGCACATCAAGAACCACATGCAGTTGAACGACATGAAATTCCTGCGTGACGATGAGACAGGCGCGGCTGCGAAGATTACAGAGAGGAAGGGCACGCCGACATACGACGTTATCTCACTGGTCACATCGCAGGGCGGCATCGACGCTCTCATCAAGGCTGCGAACGCAGGCATGGTACGCATTGACCACACGATGCTGGCTCGCTTCCGCAAGGACGCGGGCGCATCGTGGGCTGACGCTATCGCACAGTACGAGATGCCGGGTAACGGCACCGAGGCACTCACGATTTTCATGGAGAAGAAGTAATGCCCAACTACGCAGATCCGAACGCTTTCCTGATGGGCGGCGGCGCTAAGTCCGCCAAGTTCGACAACGAGGGCGACAAGGTGGTGGGCACCATCCTCGATATGCAGGTGAAGCAGCAGACCGACATCAAGACTGGATCTCCCCGTACGTGGGACAACGGCGACCCGATGATGCAGTTGGTGGTCACGCTCCAGACCGATGCGCGTGACGACGAGGACGACGACGGGCAGCGCACGCTGTACGTGAAGGGCCAGATGCAGCGCGCCGTGCAGGACGCCGTGCGTAAGGCTGGTGCGCGTGGGCTGGCCGAGGGTGGCCGCCTCGGTGTGAAGTTCGTGTCTACCGCAGAGCCGAAGCAGCGTGGCTTCAATGGCGCGAAGCAGTATGCCGCGCAGTACGAGGCACCTGTCGTGCAGGTTGGCGCAGACTACGGCGACGACGAGCCGTTCTAGTCCATAGAGAGAGGTAACTTCCGTGAAGAACGTGGCAGAGGTCGATGGTGAGGGGTTGGTCGCCATGCTTGG